CTCGAAGGGACGTGGCAATTGCGGACAAGATGAACCAAGTGCTGCCTGCGGCTGACCGTTTCCGCGTCGTAGTCCATCAAGAAGTCATCACGGCAGAGGATCTAGCCCGTACTGAGTGGCATGCCACCGACCGGCTCGAACTCGACCGTTATGACGGCTTCTTCATGTGTGACATTTACGAGGCTGGAACAGTGTCTGTGGTAGAGTTCTTCGCACGTTGTTGTCCGAAACCAGTTATTTGGTTGGGCCACGAGTTTGTGGGAGCTTATGGGATGATCCATGACGCTGTCTGGATTCGAGTCCAAGACAAGGTCAAATTCAAGAGCGATGCCGATTCCGCTCCCAGGATGCACACTTTCCCCACGTGGACCCAACCCGGTCAATCTGGCCGTGTGGGTTGGACCACTCTGTCTTCCGCCCATGGCTATTGCATGGTGCTGGCCCGCGAGACCCGTGGTGAGTTGCAGCCCTATGCAGTGAGATCCGACCTCCCAAACGGCGAGCGCGAAGTCCGTCAACCGCGGATGATTTTGCGCCCGTTTTGGCAGAGTTCTCTGAATCTTTTCGCCGTCTCGCGGACCTTCAGACAGGTGGTCCGATCCATACCCCTATGGATATGTGATATGTTCACGTACAGGGTCCGTGTGTTGATCGATGTTCGCCTCTACCGCAAACTTCAAGAAACCGTCGCTTCTCGCGCGCCTACTCCTTATGCTTACAAACAGTGTTTACATACGGCGCAGCTAGATGTTCTCGCAGACCCGGTGGTCACCGCCGTCCGCAACGCATTCCCCGAGCACTATGTCCCGGTGGCTGAGGCTACGGCCAACGCTGCTTTCTTCGACACCTTGGAGACGCGAGCGGAAGCGCTGGACTATTACAGCACCACGACCGCTGGGCACGCCTCTCTCTTAACTGACGCGACCAGTCGTATCGGCAAGCCTGCCGAGGTTTCTTACGCCCCTGTCTGGGTTTCTATGGCTGTAGCAGCCTCTCTCTCTCTCTATCTGTTCTCCACTCTCCGTCGCTCCCCCGCGCGGCCCGCCATCCGTTGGGCCTCGATTTTGACCGACATCACCTCTTCTCTTCCCGAGTTAACTTTCCAGGTCCCCTCTCTGCCTCCAGTGGTCAAGCGCTGGGTGACGAATGTCACGACCGTGCCGGAGTCTGGGCCCTATCGAGAGTTCTTGGAACACCTAGCCTGTCTCGGCGTCGAGTGGCTACAAGCTCAAATCTTGATATTTAAGTCAATGTTCTCTTTTGGGCCTGTTGCCTTCTCTTCGTACGTTGTTTATTGCGCCATGCCCTTCTTCAGCCCGGTTTGGTGGCTTTCCAATCCTGTGACTACAGGGTGGGTGACCGTGCAGCATCCAATCTTCACGGCCATAGCTATCGCTCCCATCACTGAAGAGATCATCAAACGCGCGCCGCTAGGCCAAACTCTCCCGATCTTGGAATTGCTCATGAGACCTTCACAAGACCTAACCGCCGGCCTCGGAACTTGCTTGAGTCATTATGCTTGGGCCAGTTGCTCCTTTGGCTGGGGTGTGTTCTTGCACGCGTCTCACAACGCGGGAATTGCCTTCTTCACCTACGGGGTCAAATCTCCCTCCGCCACGTTGTTGGAGAACGAACATCGCCCAAGTCTTTTGGCTTCGGGCGCGTCCATCTTGGCAGCCCTCTGCATTCTTTATGTGACCGAAGGGCCCCGTGTCAAGCAATGGACTCGTTTCGTTCAGCATTATTACCAACAACCATGGCCTGAGAGAGGTTTGGTCGACATCCCTGTCGGCGTGGAGGAGCTTGATTCAAAAGAGGCCCAAGTCCCAAAATCTACCACCTCCCATGCTCCTTTTCCCGTTCTGGACCAATTGATTGTTCCTGATCGCCCCATGACCTTACCCTTAGAGGAACCACCCAAGTCTAGTATTTATTATGCTTGGGCGTTCGATGTGCCAATGTACAGCCCTGATGGCTCGGATTACAATTTGTTTTGCGCCGTCCATTATCGGGTTTTGGCCGTGCCTCCCATGGCTCCTCTAGATCAACAGGCCGCATGGCATCGTATTTCTGATGACCTGCTCCGCGATTTGGACATTTCTTCGATTGGTCCCATCGTTTCGGAAGAGCACAGAGTAGAGTGGTTGGCCCGTATGGATGGCTTCAAGAAGCGTCGTATGCTAGCTGCCGGGGTTGAGCTTTTTGACGCCCCTCTGGCCGTTCGCGATTCCCGTACTCGAGCGATCCCCGTCATGGTTAAAACAGACGAGGTCTTGTATCGCTTTGACGGACAGTCGCCCCAACTCAAACCGCGTCTCATCGCCAACGTTCCTCCGTTGATTCAATATCAATGTGGCCCCGAAATTTGGGTCGCTTCCAAGCGATTAGCCACGATTTGGAACGGTTGGCATCCTACCCTCACTGGTGTCTACGTGATTTACGCCGCTATGGCAACAAAAGAGTTGTTAGACACCGCTGTCGCACTTTCTCTCCACTGGCACAGTACTGCGGTGTTGGTGGCTGGTGATGACAGTTTTGTCATTGACAAAGACGGCAGGATCTTGGAAGCGGACATGAGCATGTGTGACCAGAGCATCTCGACTGGCCCGTTACTTTTCTCTTATCGCGTTTACTCTCTTCTAGGAGTGTCCGCTGAAACCATCGAGATTTTGTGGAGAACCGCTCATACACCATATCGGGTGGTGTTCTTGAACGGAGAACGTGTGAAGCTGTATCGCGTTCTCCGCCCGATCCGGGACACAGGAGGCCCGGACACATCCCTAGGCAACACGATTTTGGTGGGTTCGGCCTGGGTTGCGGTCTTGAAAGACCCTTGGACCACAAGAGAAGAGCTTGTGGCCCGTTTCGCAGCCTTGGGCTTCAACATGAAGATTCGCGTCTTCGCGACCGTGTCAGAAGCTACTTTTCTCAAAGGAGTTTGGCTCCCCGACAGGGCCGGCAAACTCCGATGGGGGCCCCTTCCTTCCCGGGTTCTAAAATTGACCAAGTCCCTCACGGACTTCCGCGCCCTTTTCCCCGGTACGTATGCCGAGGCCGCTCGAAAATTCTTAGCATGCCAAGCTAACATGCTGGCAGCTTACCCCGCCATTCCCTTGTTACGGGTTTTGGTAGAGCGGTTCTACGATGGTGAGACTTTTCACCCCGCCATAGAGCGGTTCCGAGTCGAGGCCACCGGTTACGACCAGACGGAGGTAGATTGGGCCCCTCTTTGCGCCCGCTACAACAGTTCACCGGAAGAATTCCTTGAGGTGGAAGCCATGCTTCGTTCTGCGCCTCTTCCGAGCTTTATCTCTCATCCTCTCTTCGAGAGATTAGCTCGCGCAGACTATAGCTAAACATCTCTTCTCTCCCGCTCGTTAAGACTAGCGAGCAGCATAAAGGGTTGCCCTACGGGGCGTGAAATGCACACGGGTCAAGGATTAATTTCCTCTTCTCTTCTTTCACTTTGTCTCTCCCTATTTCGCGCATGGATGGCCGCAAAGCTCAAGGCTCTCGCCGCCAACGCAAACGCCAAATTCTCAACCCCACCCCGTCTTCCTCCAGCCCGGCGGGAGCAGCTCAGCTCAACAAGACTAAGAACCTCATCCGCGCCCTCGCTCCCATTGGGGAGGAGGTTGCTGCAAAAGAGGCTGCGGCGAATCGCCGCCGTCGCCAGACAGTCCAAACTAAGGTCCAAGGAAAGTCTGCCGTCGTCCGAGCTCTTGCCAAAGCCCTTGCGCTCCCCCACGACTCTCAACCAATGCGCTGGGGAGGAGCTGAGTTCGCCAACTCCGCAGTTGCGAAGCTCCCAGCTACCTACCCCCTCACTTGGTCCCATGCCGAGGATAATCCTCGAGACCTCCCCATGCAAGACATGCAAATCTTCTTGTTCCGAGACCCACTACGATCCTGCGTCTATTTTGATCCAAATTACTCTGACGCGGTCTATAGTTACCAGCTTATTGCTTTCGATACCGAAGAGCTGGGAGAATGGGACGGAGTTGGGGCAAGTCCAACGATCGTTATTCGCGGCTCTCGAGCGACTGGAGTCAACGCTTACAAGCCTCACGGCCCTTACATGTACCCAGGAACGACTGGAGAAGATCTGTATTGGTGGGTCGATCGAGGAGCCACTATCACCTTTAATGCTACCGTCGGGGGAACTACCACCCTCACTTACAACGCACAGCCCTTAGAGTCCGAAGAAGATGACAAGATCCTCTCCGCCACTGTCACACGATCAGGAGCAGGCCCAATGGCTGCGACTGCGATCACTTTTGATGTGGCAGGGTACTTTAAGTTGACTTGTCGCTCAAGCGCTAGTGCAACGGTCATTATCGATGCAGTCACGTTTTCCAACAGAACCGGGGTTAACAACTTCGGAATCTGGTGTCATCGTGCCGCCCCTGGTGTAGATGCCTCCATCACCTCTTTTGGCGCCGTCCGTGTCACGGCAGCCTCTCTTTTAGTCACCAACATCGCCACCCTGGTAAACCGTGGAGGTTCGGTAGTCGCAAGACAGGTCCCCTTGGGCCACGAATGGACTGACTTCGTGGCTTTCAACGGCACCTCAAATGCCGCACTGATCTCCTCGGGTTCTGATTATTACGCTGGCGATTTTGCTGATGGCCTATACGGTTTCTCGTGCCCTTCCGGTCCAAACGATTGGCTCATGCACCCTTACATTTCTTCAGATGAAGGTTTGCTGACCCAATGCGCTTTCGACTTGGATAAGCAGCACGCGATCGTGGCCGTGGCCATCACTCTCGACTCCAAAGACACATCCGGCAACGTCCTCTTGACTACCACACACCACGTCGAATTTCAGACTGACTCCCCGATCTTCCAACTAGATCGCAGTAGAGTCCTCAGTTCGCAGCGTGACGAAGTGGAGATCATCGCGCGAGACCTCCCCCAATTCACCGAAAATCCGTTACATTTCGGTCAAATCATGGACAGCATCCGCAATGGGGCTAAAACTGCCATGAATGGGGCGACGGGCTTTCTAAAGAAGGTCCCGGGTTACGCAGACAAAGCCTCTAAAGGCGCGACTGTGATGCTCCCCGTGCTGGCCGCATTGGCCGCCATGCTGTGAGCCCGGCGCCGTCTCACACTGAGGTCAAGGCCTTTGTGGAGGGAGCCTACCGACTCTCGCCTCAGTGTGTTATATTCGACCCCAGGTTTGACCCGTGAAGACAAAATAACTAGTTTACCGCCCCGTATAGGGCGGGCCGTGCAAGG